AAATGCTAGAGGCTCATCTGCTACAACCTACGCATATCGAATGGCTGGTCGTGATAGTTATATCAGAAATAAATATATTGAGGCTACTGTAGGAGATTGTGACTACATTGTTCGTTTGGAAAGCACAGCAAAGCGAAATGATGTATCGTTAGGTTTGATAGGGAATGATGACACCTTTATTGCTCTTATCTCTGACAATGGTGGCTGGGGTAATCACAATAAGATTGAGTATGCTATTCCATCTACAAATCGCTACGTTAGATTAGACGGTAATGTTGATGCTGAACTGGGTAGAGATCAGGCCCGTGTAATATTTGCTGGTTCTGATGGATCAATTCAGGGAACCGATATGCGTGTAGCTTCTGTTACTCGCAATGGAACTGGTGACTATACGATTGCCTTCGACACCAACACTTTTGCAGATGCTAACTACACCTACTCGATTGACCTTCAGATTGATACTTCTGGCAGTGGTGGTTCAGCTACAGTTAGAACTCAGAGTGCAGCATCTTTAAGAATTGTAACCAGAAATGCCGCTGGCGCAGCAGCAGACCCACTTCGTGTTTCTGTGCGGTGTGGATGATAGGAGACAGATATGACCATTAAACAGCAAGGCGGCATCTTCGGGCGAAATCCATCGTTTAACGATACAGAAGCCAACGATTTAATAGTAAATGACACACTAGGTGTTGGGGCAGGAACGCCAGCAGCTAATGCTAAAGCACATATTAGCCGAGCAAGCAGTGGAGCAAGTGTTCTTTCTGGAACAACCTTGGCTCTCGAAAGCACAGGGGATGTGATCCTTGATATGCTTTCTCCAGCCGATGGCAGAGCATTAATTGTTTTTGGTAATGCTTCAAGCAGTCAAAGAGGTGATCTTTTATACGATCATAGTGCTGACACTCTTCGGGTGCGTGTTGGCAATACTACTCAGGCAACCTTTAATACGTCAGGTCTTGCGTTTCCTAACGGCAAAGGCATCGACTTCTCTGCCACCTCTGGCACTGGCACAAGTGAACTGTTCGATGACTATGAAGAGGGCATTCACACAACAACACTAACACCTAATAGTGGAAGCATAACTCTTAGCACTTCTTACGATACTTTAAGCTATACAAAAGTCGGCGGCATTGTTCATGTTTGGGGTCAGGTTAGAGTAGCTAGTGTTTCAAGCCCGTCTGGTTATGCAATTCTTAGTATGCCTTTTACGGCAGCTACTGGATCACAAAGATCTAATAGAAGTGCAGCAGCAACTTGGACATACAATTTAAGCTCCGCACAAGATGAACTGCTTGGTATTCTTTACAATGGAACAGATGAACTTAGACTTGCTGAAGGAATACTACATGCTGGTGATTTTTCTGGTAAAATACAAGCTACGTCTCAAATTGCAGTTTCTGTAACTTATACGGTTGCATAAAGAAAGGTAGTCAAACATGGCTCTAACAAAAGCAAGAAACCGCATGATTGAAAGTGCGCCAGTAAGTCCAAAGGACTTTGGTGCTGTAGGTGACGGTGTTGCAGATGATACCGCAGCATTGAAAGCTGCAATCAAGTATCTGCAAAACGATCAAGAGATTGATCCAACCAGAACTTATACAACTGCTGAACTAGATGCTATAAAAACTGCCGTTAATACTGTAGGTGATAGACCGCAGAAAATGATAATTGATGGACGGTTTAAATATACTGAACCTCTTGTCATTATCGGTGGCTTTGAGATTTCTCAGGACAATTCATACGGTGCGTATGTCCAGCCAGCAGATAAATTTTGCTTGAGTTACGAAGGTGCAACAGGAGATAAGATCGCAATTCAGACTGCATTGTTTGAACAAAGTGGTTCTGATTGGATTTTAGTAAAAACTTTGGCTCAGATCAGGGCATTGGCTGCCGACACTGACACCATTCTTTCTAAGTTGAAACGTATTTCGGATGACATCACTTGGTCGTTTTCCCATGCTGTTGCAAATGGAACTTATGTTGGCTGTTTGTTCGATGCAACTAAGTCTCGCATCCACGATGCGGAAATGGGTATGCTTGGAGCAAACGCAGATATTGCTTTTATTTGCATAAACACTTGGCAGACGAAATACGAACGCATCCATATGTATGGTCGCCGTCAATCTGTTGTAGGCATTAGGACAAACTCTTCGGCTGCGATGGTTGATATTTATACGACAACTATTAGTGCAGCCTTTGCTGGTTCTTATGAATACATGGCCCCAGCCTCATCATCATACGCAGACTTTGCAAATCAGATTGTGGGTAGTTATTTTAAGCACTGTCAGGTTCGGCTTGATGGTTATGTTACTGAACACGGCAATGCCTCTAATCATATTGTTTGCGATTACAAATCTGACATGACGATTGAAAATCCATACTTTGAAACGTCTGGCCCATCACATAACAACATTGCTAATGTGTCATGTTATAATGATAGCATGGTTCGAGTGTATGGTGGGTTTATGGATAAGAGCAATTCAAATGGTTTTGCATTGTATCTTGAAGATTGTGACAGTGGTCGCCCATCAACTATGTCTACATCCTTCCCGTTGTCTGGAGGTTATCTTGTAAAAACAGTCAACAGTTCTGCTGATGTTGATATTGAATTTCTTGGGTCTGGCGGCACTGACAACTGGGGCCGTGCATTAACAGATGGCACTGGAACAACTGATCTTTCTAAGATTAGATTGAAACGTCCAGAGCTAACAACAGTTCGTGTTGACGCAACTCGCACTGACATTTCTACTGGTGCTGCTGCAACAATCGAAGATGCAATTCAGCTTTGCAACATAACTGGTTGTCGCAAGATTACTCTTGATAGCAATGTTACTTTGACTGCTAACATTGATATGGATGAATACAAGTTTGACAACATCTTTTTTGCCTTGGGTGGATACACCTTAAACCTAGCAGGGTATCGTTTTAACAATTCAGATGATGGGGTTCTAAGCCATATCTATATGTCTGTTGGCACGATTGTTGGAACAGCAAGTGATACTGGATTGTTCATGGTTAATGCTGGGGCGATTGGTCGTCCAATCAACGTGACAACATCCAACATTACATATGAAGATTACTTCTGGCTTTGGGGAACTGGGCGAGAAGCACCACAACGATGCACTGTAACACTAAACGATCCAACATCGATTGCTAATTATGATACTGTAACTCTTGCTGGTGCTACCAATCCATCAATCTGTCCAATTTATGTTTTCTATGGAGGCTCTGCGGCTTCGGCTGCTGGCTTTACAACCCCAATCTCGAACATGTCTAAAGGCACGTTCTACACACAAGACGATCTGTAAGGAGACCAAGATGGCTTTATCGATGCAATCTTTTACAAACGATGAGGTGACACTGGCTGGTCCCCTCGAAATCAAAGTTTCACGAATTGGCGGGGGGAAACTTGGGATGACAGCCCATGTTACTTTCCATGATCCAAATGCTCAAATGAGTGATGACAACGAAAAACCTGATCCAGTTTATACGAAGAATTATTCTTTCAATGGTTCGGTTTTGGATGGTTCTGAAAACCACATTCGTCAGGCTTATCTGGCGATAAAAGCATTTCCAGAATTTTCTGGTGCAACAGACGTTTAATGCGGTTCGCCCGTGGACAGTCCAGATAAGGAGATAAAATCATGGCACTGACAAAGACAACTATCAACGACAAGATCGAGGTCGTCACGATTGGTGATTACAAAACAGTGCAAGTACGCACTGCGACTATCATCGCAGAGGATGGCACAGAAATCAGCCGCACATTCCACCGTCATGTGGTAATGCCTGATGCTGATCTTACTCAGGAAGATGCAGACGTAGCTGCGATCTGCACTCCAGTATTCAGTGATGCGGTAAAGGCTGCTTATGCTGCACACTTGGCAGAGGGAGAGTAATCATGGCTGCTGTAACAGAAACATTAAGCTCCAACACAAGTACAGCAGCTTTGCAGGTGATTGGTCATTTTAACCTTTCTCTCTCTGGTACATGGAGTGCCACAGTTACTATCCAACGTAGCTGGGATAAAAGCACATGGTTCGATGTAGACACCTTTACGTCTAACTATGAAGGCACAGGGTTTGACGCAGAAGAAGTCTACTATCGTGCTACAGTTTCAGGGTATGCCTCAGGCAGTGTTGTTATTCGTCTATCAGACAACCGTAACTTCACTGGCAAGAGTGTCTTCTACGCATAGGGTCAATTAAAGATGGAAACAAGTTGGCACCTAAGTAAGTCAGTACCTGTCACTTTGGTATTAGCTATTGTAGCTCAAACACTAGCTCTTGTCTGGTATATATCCAGTTTGGATAGTGCTGTCAAAGCTAATGCCAGAGACTTGATCCGTAATGAAACCCGTATAGAATCTCTTGAAGGTATCGTTCAAACTCAAGCTGTAACTCTTGGACGTATGGATGAGAATATTAAAGCTATTAGAGATTCAGTAGAAAAAATGGCTTCGAAATAACTTGACATTTGTTTAAAATTGTGGTAAAATGGCAACATTAGAACAAATAAGAGATACTGCTGAACAAGACCTAGTAACTTTTATTAAACTTATAGCACCTGAACAAGTACTAGGTCAGTGTCACGAAGATGTCTGCAATTGGTGGACAAGAGAAGACAGCAAGTCTCATCAGCTTCTTTTGTTTCCTAGGGACCACGGCAAGTCAAGACTTATAGCTTATAGAGTTGCATGGGAGTTAACCAAAGACCCTACACTCAGGATACTCTATATCTCAGCAACAGCTAATCTAGCAGAGAAGCAGCTAGGCTTTATCAAAGGCATACTTACATCTGAAATATACAGACGGTACTGGCCTGATCACGTAAACTTTGATGAAGGCAAACGTACACGATGGACCAACTCAGAGATTATGTTGGACCATCCTTTAAGGAAGAAAGAAAATGTTAGAGACCCTTCGATCTTTACTGGCGGACTTACGACTTCGCTTACAGGTCTTCATTGCGACATCGCAGTCCTTGATGATTGCGTGGTGTATGAAAACGCTTATACAGGTGAGGGAAGGAATAAAGTCAAAAGTCAATACTCTCTTCTCTCCTCTATTGAAGGTGCTGAAGCGAAAGAGTGGGTCGTAGGCACTAGGTATCACCCTGCCGACTTGTACAACGATCTTCTTCAAATGATGGAAGACCAGTACGATGATAACGGCGAGAAGATAGGTGAGGAGAATATCTACGAGATATTTGAGAGACCAGTAGAAGACCTAGGGGATGGCACAGGCGAGTTTCTCTGGCCTAGACAACAACGAAAAGACGGTAAGTGGTTTGGGTTTGACATTAAGATTCTCGCTAAGAAACGAGGTCAGTACCTAGACAAAGGTCAGTTCAGAGCACAGTACTACAATGACCCCTCTGATCCTGACAATGTACCCGTAGGCAGCGAAAAGTTTCAGTACTTTGATCGTAAACATTTGAAAGAAGAAAACGGTTACTGGTTCTACAGAGACAACAAACTAAATGTTTATGCAGCAGTTGACTTCGCATTTAGTTTATCCAAGAAGGCTGACTCAACAGCTATCGTTGTCATAGGAATAGACTCAGAGAATAATATTTACGTCTTAGATATTGACAGGTTCAAGACTGATCGTATCTCAGTTTACTTTGAGCATATCTTTCACTTGGTCAGCAAATGGTCATTCAGAAAGATGAGGGCTGAAACAACGGTAGCACAGATGGCTATCGTTAAGCAACTAAAAGAACTAATCAAACAACACGGTTTGTCTTTAAGTATCAACGAGTACAGACCTAACAAGAGCCAAGGCAACAAACAAGAACGGATAGCTTCTATTTTGGAACCTCGTTATGATAACATGAGTATGTGGCACTACAGAGGCGGCAACACTCAGATACTAGAAGAAGAATTATCTTCTCGTAACCCTGCACACGATGACGTTATAGATGCTCTAGCTTCAGCCGTTGACATGGCAGTTAAACCTTCTAGAAAAGTCTTTAGAAGCAGAGACAACGTTGTACAGTTTAATAAAAGATTTGGTGGAGTTTCGTTCTAATGGCTGGAACAACTATTGATCTCTCTTCTGTTATAGCTCCTCACGCATTAGCTACGGAGATTGCAGATAGATGGACTATCTGGAATAATTCTCGTCAGCAAAAGATTGAAGAGTGGAAAGAAATCCGTAACTATATCTACGCAACGGATACTCGTACTACATCTAATAGTAAGCTACCTTGGACTAACAGTACGACAACACCTAAGCTAACACAGATTGCTGACAATTTACATGCTAACTATTTCTCAGCTTTGTTTCCTCAGAAACGTTTCTTTAGGTTTGAAGCAAGTGATCAAGAGGCTAACACAAAGAATAAACGTGACGTTATCCAAGCTTATATGCAAAACAAAATACGTCAGTCAGACTTTGAGAATACTGTAAGCAAACTTATTAATGATTATATCCAGTACGGAAACTGTTTTGCTACTGTAGATTTTGTCAGAGATTACACAGAGTACGAGGATGGTGAAAGGGCCGTTAACTATGTTGGACCTAAGCTTGTTCGTATTTCTCCTTTTGATATTTGTTTTAACCCCTTAGCTGCTTCTTTTGTAGACTCACCTAAGATTGTCAGAAGTCTTCTTACAAAAGGGGAAGTCAAAAGAAAGATTGACGAAACTGTAGACAATGCTTATATGAACGACATCTTTGAGAAGATGATGTATAACCGTTCATATGCTACAGGTAATGACGTAGATGTACATAAGTCAGAGGGCTTCTTAGCTGATGGGTTCTCTGACATCAAGCAATACTTTGAGTCTGACTACGTAGAAATACTTACCTTCTACGGTGACATGTACGATGCTGATACAAACAAGTTCATGAAGAACCGTGTTATCACAATCGTAGATAGGTCTTATGTCTTGTCTAACGAACAGAACCCTAGTTGGTTAGGTAAGGCTTCTGTCTTCCATGCAGGTTGGAGAGACCGTCCTGATAACCTCTACGCAATGGGACCATTGGATAACCTAGTAGGTATGCAGTATCGCATTGACCACCTAGAGAACCTCAAGGCTGATGTCTTCGATCAGATAGCCTATCCCATTCTCAAAATCAAAGGTGACGTAGAAGACTTTGACTTTGAGCCAGCAGCCCGTATATACATAGGTGAAGAAGGTGACGTAGGATATTTAGTACCTGATGCAACAGCACTCAATGCTGACTTCCAGATTCAAAACCTAGAAGCCAAGATGGAGATGATGGCAGGTGCACCAAGGGAGGCTATGGGTATCCGTAGTGCAGGTGAGAAGACAGCCTTCGAAGTAAACCAATTGATGACAGCAGCAGGTCGTATCTTCCAGCATAAGACTGCACACTTCGAAAGAGTTTTCTTAGAGCCAATCCTCAACGCTATGCTCGAAGCAGCTAGACGTAATATGGACTATGCCGATACTATCAGAGTTCTCAACGAAGATACTGGTGTCTTCTTCTTTGAAGAGATTACCAAAGAAGACATTAAGGCTAACGGTAAGATAGTACCTATGGGTGCTAGACACTTTGCTGAAAGAGCACAGAGAGTACAGAATATTACTCAGCTATATCAACTCAAAATAGCTGATCCTGCCATAGCTGTGCATATGTCAGGTAAAGAATTTGCTCGTATCCTAGCTGATGAACTAGGTGAACCCACCCTGTTTGCTGAGAACATTGCTATCAGTGAGCAAATGCAAACTGAGAAGATGACAATCGAAGCTCAAGTTCAACTCCAAGAAGAACAAGAGATAGCAATTGAGAAAGGACTCTAAGATGCCTTATATGAAAGGTAAAGTCAAACCATATAAGAACACGACTAAGAAGCCAATGGAAAAGAAAAAGAAACCGATGAAGAAATAAATAATGAAGTCCTATTGGTTTTCTAAATGCAAAACACCTGAGGAAAAGTTTGAGCTACGACAAAAAATCTTGTCAAACCGTGAAAGCTTAGACCGACTCAGAGAAATACTTGAGCCTATGCTCAAGGATACAGGACCAGAGGCTGACTATGACAGCCCCTCATGGGCCTACAAGCAAGCTGATCGTATCGGCTACAACCGAGCACTAACCAAGGTGCTTGATATTATCAATCTAGACAAGGAATAAAATTATGGTATTTTCTGAGCAGAGTCAAACCACAGACCAAACTCAGGTAGAGCAACAAGTACAAGAAGCCCCACCACAGGATTCGTACTTACAGAAGCTCGTAGAGACTAAGGGAGAAAACTGGAAAGACCCAGAGGTACTAGCCAAAGGCAAACTAGAAGCTGATGGTTACATAAAGAACTTAGAGGCTCAACTTGAAGAAATGAAAGAAGACCTCAAAAAGTCAGAGTACCAAAGGGAAGTTTTCGAACAACTTCAAAGTAAGGCCGCTGATTCTACTACAGCAAACTCTGGAGTGTCTCAAGATAAAAGTAGCACTAATAATCAGAATACCACTGCAAGTGTTAGTGAGGAAAACCTGAAGAGCCTAGTTGAACAGACACTTACTCAACGAGAAAAAGAGAATGTTATTAAACGTAATCTTGCTCAAGTTGATGCAGAGCTAGAAAAAACCTTTGGCACTGAAGCTAAGGTTGAAATCGAAAAGAAAGCCTCACAATTAGGTATGTCTTTGGAACGTATGCGTGACATTGCTGCCGAATCTCCAAATGCTTTCTTTGCTCTAATCGGTGAAAAACCACAGCAACCTTTTAGTCCTTTGACTCAAGGTTCTGTACGCACCGAAGGTGTCAATATGCAGACCTCTACGGAACGTAATTTCGATTACTACCAAAAACTCCGTAGGGAAAATCGTAACTTGTACTATTCAGCCAAGACGCAACAACAAATGTTCGAGGACAAATCTCGTCTTGGTGAAAAGTTTGGTGCATAATTGAAAGGAACTTAGAAAATGGCTATGACCACTTCTAACACATCGTTCCTGCAACGTGCTCAAGTTTACTCAACAGAACTCAAAGAGATTCTGCGTGAGGAAATGATGGCACAACGATATGTGCGTATGCTTGACGGGTTTCCAGATGGTAACACCTTCAACATTCCATCTATCGGACAGGCGCAGGTCGATAACTATGTAGAGGATAGTGCTGTAACGTACCGTCCACTCGACACAGGTAACTTCACCTTTACGATTGACAAATACTTGTCATCAGCTACCTACATGACCAAGAAAGCTGAACAAGACTTGTTCTACGCTAACGAGTTGATGTCTCGTTTCGTTCCTGAACAAGAACGTTCAATCATGGAACACTTTGAGACAACTACTTTTGCTGCTGCTGACGCAGGTAACGAAAACAGCAACCGTGCTCTCAACGGTGTTAACATGCGTATTTCTGGTGGTAACGCAGGTGTAATCGAACTCGCAGACTTTGCGTATGCTCGTTATGCTCTGAAGAAACAACACGTACCAGACAACAATCTGGTCGCTATTGTTGACCCATCAGTAGAGTTCCAACTGAACTCTCTTGGCAACCTTGTAAACGTGTCAAACAACCCACGTTTCGAAGGTATTGTTCGTGACGGTATCGCAACTGGTATGCGCTTCGTAGCAAACGTATACGGTTTCGATGTATATTGTTCTAACTTCTTGCCTGACGCATTTGCAGGTGACACGATCCTAGAACGCAATGGCTCTACCGATACAGACGTATCTGGCGGTAAAGTTAACTTGTTCTTCTCTGCGGATCAGTCTGTAAACCCATTCGTGGGTGCATTCCGTCAGATGCCAGAAGTTGACTATGACTACAACAAAGACCACCAGCGTCATGAGTTCGTAACTACGGCTCGTTATGGTGTCAAGTTGTACCGTCCTGAGAACATGGTTCAAGTTGTCTCATTGACAACAATATCATAAGGGAGGGATAACTTATGTCTTATGTTAACGCAGACGGTCTGGAAATCCTTGCCTCAGGTGATGCAGGTACTCCAGCAAAACGAGGTACAGCAGTATCTCCTACAAAAAGCCTCGTAATGGTGCTTACTGGTACAGAGCTTCCCTCTGCTGCCGCTACTCCCCAAGATAACGATGCTTTCATTCCAGCAGGTTCGTTCATTGTCTCAGCTAACCTTGTTGTCACTTCAGCTTTCACCTCAGGTGGTGCAGCTACTTTGACAATCGGTGCTTATGAGCAAGACGGTTCTGTTGTAGATGCCGATGGTATCGACGATGCTGTTGCTCTTGCGGCTATCGGAGCCAACAAAGCAGTAGCTTGTGACGGTGCTCTCGTAGGCGGTACAGCAACTGTTGGTGCAACCGATGTTTATATCGAAGCTTACTATGGCACAGCAGCCTATACTGCTGGTGAAGCCAAGTTGGTTATCGAATACATCGAACCATAAAACACTAGGGTGTCCCTAAAGTTTTTTAGGGGCATCCTCATTTTTTTCTTGACAAGATAGATAAAGTATGTTATCATATCTTTAACTGATGCAGGGGCTATATATGGCTAACGTAAATCACAGTTCACTTACTGATCCTTACTTACATGAACCTAAAGGTGTAGCCTCTGCACTTAGTGGTGACATCTATATGGCTAATGGTTCTGGTTCGGGGTCTTGGACACCAGCCCATCAACACGCAGATGCTTACTTAGCTTTTGATTCTACAACACCTGCTTACGTTCATGCAGCTACTACATCTTTTACAGTTATAAACCCAACATTAGTTTCTTCAAGTAGTAATGGTTTTACTGTAAGTAATTCACCAAACGCAAGAATAACATATACAGGAACGAAAAACCTCTCTTCTAATATACACATTGCAATTTCTACTACACAAGCAACAGGCACTAACAAAAATGTAGAATGGCAAATACATAAAAATGGTTCTCCTTTAGCTGGGTCTCATGTAATCAGAACAATTAATTCAGGATCATGGGGATCAATTGCACTACTAGGTAATAGTACTTTTGCAACTAATGATTATTTAGAAATCTTTTCAAAAATTGATTCAGCAGGTAATGTTAATTACGCATCTATTTTCTGGACAGTTAAAGGATTGCCAGCGTTATGAAAACTACACTTCTACAGGTTGTTCAGTCTATCCTCTCCGACATGGATTCAGAGGCAGTCAACAGTATTTCAGATACAACTGAAGCTCAACAGATTGCATCTGTAG